CTAATATTGGATGTACTTTAAATCATCGCCCTTTAATGTTACTTTTGTTCCATCCATGTATTCAATATTTACACTGTAAAACTGTACTGTTTTTATAGAGTAGTTATACCAGGCATTTTCCCAATACTTATTCCCATTGTTACCTTCGCCTTTTTTGAATGGTCCTGTTGCTCTGCCTTCAAAAAGTGATTTATTCCCGATCTCACTTCTAACTACATCATTAACGGCATTATATGGTTCAACCGCAAAATCAACATATTTTATTACCTTATCCGAATTATTTCTCCATATGATATGTAAATCAACACCACTAGCAGAATTCGGTTTACTTGGGTAACTATTTGATATTCTTAAAATCGAACGTGCTTTATCTTGTGCTGATTTATTTTCTTCTGCTATCCGTTTTTCCTCTTCTTCCTTAGCTACCCTAGCCTCTTCATCTCTAGTATTGTTAATTTCCGTTACATATGATTGTGCTTCAATGTCTTCCGGTGTTCCAGGAAACTTCTCATTTAGTTTATTAGACAAGTCCAAAACTTCATCATAATTTTCCACATTGTATTCTTTTCTAATATTGATGATGGACATTTGAGCACCATTTTTTAAATCGTTCAATTCATTCTGTAATTCTTGATTTTTTTCGGTTGAATCAGTTAGTTTTCTTGTTGTCTCATTTAATTCATTTTCTAATTGTGTGACTTTATTATTTGATGTAGATAGTGAATTGGTCATGCTAGTATATTGACTTGATGAAACACAACCAGAATTAATTAATATCAATATAAACATTAAACAAACTAGAAATTTTCGATTATTCAACCATTTCACCTTTCCTTTACAACCTGTTCTAATCAACATAATTTTTTCCACACTACATGTTTAACAATTTCGCTTTCTGGCTCTCAAAATCGCCCTGATTAATAATCCCTTCCTTCAACAACTCAGACAACTTCTTCAGTTCATCAGCAACAGATTTACCATTTCCTCCTGTTGTACTGGCTGCCGCTTCCACATCGGATCGTTTCACAATAACACTTATCAATCCATGCCATTCGTTAGCCGAATTTATAGCTTGCTTATAAATCAGCGATCCTTTTTTAGTTGGAGTCGTTTTCAAGAAATACACTTCATAAACTGGCGATTGCATATCATTCACCGTTATAAGCAGTTTAATCTCTTTCACCTTATCGTTGGCCTTCTTTTTACCGGATAAACCGCCAATAATAGCCCCTACCCCACCAAGTAGGACACCGCCAACGATAGCACCGCCTAGTTGACTTCCTCTTGAAGTTTTAATGATTTGTTCGCCATCCTCAACAATTTCAGAAGAAATAACATCCTTGAAATCATAACGCTTAAAGATTGGAGTTGAACCGTTTAGTTTTACTGTTGCTAGGCATTTGTTTTCCTCATCAATTGCTAATAATACTTTACGATCATCGGATATTATGGATTTTGTAACAGATACACCGTGTTTCGCTAACTCGTTCTGCATTGTTTTAGCCTGTTGACTTCTCTTAACGAATACAAATATCACGCCAACAATCACAATCAATATGAATAATCCGAAAAAACCCACGACACCCACTCCATTCATCTAAATTTATACAAAAACAAAATCACAATATCCTCTCATATAGTAAGCGCCATCATTTAGTACAACAGCTTCTTTATCGAATCTCTTCATCACTCCACTTCCAATTTGCTCCCCATGATGCCAGACGGTAATCGTTTCTTTATAATGCTTTGCATTTTTGAAATCAACATCATTCGACAATACGAGTTTCCTTAGGTACAAGTTATCATCTTCTCTCCATAATATGGGTATAAATTACCATTGATCGCATTTTAACACCATTCCGAGGAAGATGGAAGAATAATTTTCCATAAAAACTCAAAAAAAGGGAACCTCTCTCGATTTCAAGAAAGGTTCCCTTTTCAATTGTTATTGAGCTTCAACATACTTAAAGAACGGATACTGTATCGTAAAATAACTGAGACATTCGCAATTTTCGCATTTATGTTCATAAGGCTTATATTCTCTTACGTTAAAGTTGCCTGTGTATTTAACTTCTCCGGTTCCACATTCGTTACAAGTATATTTTACTTTTTTAACAATCATATTTGACTCGTTTTCCACGTTGTCCCTCCTTATGTCATATCCACATCTAAAGTCCCTAAAATATCCATCAAAAATGAGATTGGCGTACTCGTCGGCGTGAGCGACCCGAAGGCAGTCATCACCGCACCCTTAAACGTTGAAGTTTCCGTATCATTAACGGTTTCAAAAATGGGATCGCCATCACCATCGGTTTCACCTGTGTCATGTTGATGAGTTCCAATCACAATTGAATCACCGATGTTCACAGATTTCACTTCTTTAACGTAAATTCCGCTCGTGCCAATTTGATTAGTCAGCCAATCGAATGAAAGCCCATATGCAGGAGAAGAGGAACTTATGTCTGAAAAAATCGGCAACAATCCGGCAACAACCATGCTTTCTAGGATGTTTTGTCTCACGCCTGCTGTTTTGCCTGTGTCAGCCAATACCGTATTGTATTGCGTAGCAATATTGTACCAGGCGTCCCCCCGAAGACGAGCAACAGCATAAATCTGGCTTGAGCCAGAGTAGCCGCTATCTTCAGTTGACTTAAACGGTAAATAATAAGTAGCAACCTTTTGTCCTTTTACTTTTCTCGTTAATCCATTTGTTGCGTCTAGGATGACTTGACTTCCATCCGAATTAACGATTGTAATCTTCCCCCCCGTTAGTTCTAACTCGCCGCTCGAATTTGTCTCAACAGTAGTCGTGCCGCTACTATTTTTTATTCTTATACCATATTTACTACTACCCAGGTCAGCAATCTGGACTCTTTGATTGCTGGAAGCGTCAAGCACTTCGATACCGTTTGTTTCACTTATTTTTATTTTGTTATATAAAGTGTCTTTTTGAACCGAGGAGTCAGCCTTCGATTGTGCTGTCGCCGCAGCCGACTGAGCCGTTGCTGCATTTGTAATAGCCGTAGCAATATCGGTATCCCTTGCGGCAACCCAGCTTCCACTTGTATATCTATATAATTTATTTTTATCATCTGTATCAATCCACAAATCTCCTTCGCTTGCACTTCCAGGAGCAGTTGTTTGATAAAATGATACGATTTTTCCGTCAGCCGTATCCAACGCATTTTGTGCATTATCAAGAGCCGTTTGTATTGCTGTATCCTGTACCGCTACCCAATCGCTTCCATCATATCGATACAACTTGTTACCATCATTCGTATCAAGCCATAAATCACCTTCTGAACCTGTTGGCTCTGAATCTTGATAATAAGTAGTAACTTTTCCGTCTGCCAATGCCTTAACAGTATCAGTTATTGCATTCAATACAGCAATTTTCGCGTCATAATAATCTTTAAAATTACTCCTAAATGTTGAGCCAACTATAGTTGTAGTCGTAGTTAAATCGGATAGCATCGAAGGTGTGCCACTACTCCATGTTGTTCCACCATTCAAATAATCTGCCAAGGCTTGAAAATTCATATCATATGTTGTTTTTGTCGTTGTGATCGAGTATGTAGTTGCCTGACTATCAATTGTCGATTTCTCGCTTGCGATAACATTCCATTGATTCAACGTTTGCTGCTTTTCAACGGGAGTGAGTTTACTATCACTTGCTATGTCAGTTAGTTTATTCAATGCAGAAGTAGCGTCCACTTGTGCATCGTCAGCCGCATCTTTAGCATTATCTGCTAACGTCTTATTAGCATCGCTTATCGCTTTCTCTAATGTTGCTTTTGCATCAAAATAATCGCTAAACTTTGCCGCAAATGTGGAGGCGTCAATATCACTTGTTGTTGTTAAGCTTGCCAATAATGGCGCGATATAGGTGTCCAACGCTGAATATGCGGTTCCGTAGGCTGTTTTCTCTGTTGTAATACTAAATACATCCGCAGAATCATCCAGAATAGGCTTCTCAGCCTGGATAAGCGCCCAATCTTTGTTGATTATGATTTTTTCATTTGGAGATATTTTTCCGTCACTGGCAAGATCGTTAAGTTGAGATATGATATCAGAAGTAGGCACATTGTCGATACTTCCCGAAAGATCGCCCTTCAAGGCAACGTTGTCCATTGGACGGTAAGGATTCTCAGTAACCAATGAAGGCTGAATGATATCCGATGTTAACATTCCACTTGGGTCAATATCCTCATCGACAATTCTATATGCCTGAACTCCAAATGTATAATACTTGTTTGCCGCCACACCATACACGGCAAAAGAACGCTCAGTATATGGCACCCTTTCCACAGGTTTGCGCGTTGAGGTTGAGCCGAATGTAATGTTGTTGTCATTGTCGGATGAATAATAGTAAACAAAAAATCCATCGATATTATTTGCTTCAACGGGAGATGCAGGATCATAGGTATCGAATAACCACTCGAATGAAATGTCTACTGAGCCGTTATCATTTTGAACGTGGTCAATAGATGTGCCATCTGAAGGAATTGTGACATTCGACGGCTTCACACTTATTCTATCGTTCCTGTTTGAAAAATTTAAGTTGGTAGAATTCCATTTGAAAATGCTTGTATCAACTTTTTTTGTTGTATGGATACTTTTATACATTGCAATCAATAACTTATCAGCTTTAGATAATATTTTCTTACTATTGCCAATGGTAAGATTGATATCACAAGTTTCAAAATCGCGTTCAATTTCCAATATAGTTACTTTTACATTGATATTTACATTACTGTTAACGATGGAACTCCTGTCACCCAAATTCAATTTGCCCCACGATTTTTGATCCCTTATGCTTGACTCAAAATCAATAATTCCAGTTTTATACAATATTTGAGGTGAATTTCTTCGTGTGATTTCTTCCACACCAGAATCATAAATATCATATGGGTCGACTAGGGAATCCGCAGTATAGGTGTCCTCGTATATAAAATTTTGTATCTCGTCCAATTGAGTTGAAGTTAGGTTTCCTTCCAAACTAAGACTCGTTGACATTGTTGAGATTTCGGCATTCTTATCTGCCAAGTCAGAGTTTAATGAGTCGATTTCTATTTGTTTTGCATCAATTTCAATCTGCTTATTATCTGCTGAATATTTATCAATCAATTCAGCATCGGTTGCAGAAGTGTATTCATCTTCGGTGATTTTGACAATTAGAGTTTGCACAGAAACATCAGATTCAACAGTTGAAACAATGAGACTATAATTTGTTTTAGCGGTTGTTTTTCCAAGAAACGACCATTCATTTGCTGTAAAAGTCTTGATAGAACCGTCAAATGAAACTGCCGTTCCGGTTTCAGTTGAGACTCTAACCATCGCGGCGTACCTATCGCCTGTATTTACTCCGCTTAATGTCCTTGTCATATCCCCATTCGTTAATGCACCAACGAAACTATCCATTGTTTTTGCTGCTGATTGTACAGCTAAACGATCTAATATTTGTGCTTTCTCAAGTTTAAGCGCGTTTAATTCATCGGTTTTAGTGGATATGCTTGCGTTAATATCATCTCTGCCGAATAAAAGATATCCAAACGTGGAAGAGTTATATTTTTCTATTAAATCGGTTTCCGACATTCCAACAATAGATTCAACGACAACGGTATCAGTATTAGGTACGCTTAAAATTTTTCTAGTTTCTCTGCCTCTGCTGCGATTGGTCACAAATTCTCCACTGTTTAGACCATGTGAAGGTAAAACAATTTGAGTAGTTGTCGTTCCTGCGCCAGCATTTTGACTTGTGGGAGACTTAGAATCAACCAAAGCATTGTAAGAAACTATTGCCCCTGCGAGCGAGTCACTCATATATGTGCTCGATGTGATTACACTTCCGTCAACGTCTTCCTCATAAGGCAATAAAAAATGATCAAAATTCAACAAATATTGTGAACCGTTGGGATTGACAGTCTCGATGGATGTGTTCCCTGAACCAAAGCAATATAATTTAGTTGTCAAATCGTCCTCATTTAAATCTTCTTCGACGGACTTCATATAGTGACCATACGAAATACGAAGTCCTTTATCTTCACCGTACGTATCTTCTGCATACAGACTAACATTTTTGTTTACACTGTCGAAAACGGCAATTGCAGAGTATTGGTCACATACATCGTTATAAAGAAAGTCCATCACGCTTTTATTAGACACTTCGAAATCACGAAAAATTTGGTCAAACGATGAATCCACATGTGCCACATTCCAATTTGTCGAACTTAGTACATAATTCAAAACCTCCGTACATGTAACGGACGTTAAACTAAGGTTTCTTAACTTTTTCTGGTTTAATTCGATTTCAAGCGAGAAGGCTGTAACTTCAAGAAAGTCTCCATTTTCATCGCTTGATTTCACAAGGTTTTTAATCTTAAAGTATTGAGTAGTTTCGTTATATCTTACTTTTATCAAATACCCACTTTTCAATAAAGGAATAGTTGGATCATCAATTTGTTTATGGTTTTTTGGAACTTTAAAAAATGCTTTAAAAACAAGTTTATCTACATCTTTGAGACGATAGCTGACTATTGGATTTGTTGTATTATTTAAGGATGCAATAGTCGTTCCATTCGGCTTGCAAAGGTATTTTTCAAATTCAAGAGGTTTTTTATTTGGGTCAAAAAGTGTAATCATATATTTTCCCTTTCTATTTATGACAATAAAAAGAAGGAGAAATTAATCCCCTTCTCAGGTCAGTCCCAATCTATATAATCCATCGTGAATGCCCTTTAGGACATAATCAACATCTTTTTTAGTTCCATGCAGGTTTGCAATACTTAGGTTTAATGTTATATTTCGTGGCGGATTATTGTTCCTATCTTGATTCGCTGTTTCCTTTTTTACCGATTCCGAATTTGAAACTGCTTGTTTAGAAGAAGAAATATCTTTAATCATTGCCCGAGATAGCACGAATTCACCAGTTTGAAGAATGGCTGGCACTTCATCGCTTTTCAAATTCGATAAAATATTTTGAATATTCCCAATCCATCCTCCGCCATGATGTTTTTCCATATATTGCCCCCCGCCAAAACCTGCGGGCAAACTTGGATCATAAGGTAACGGAGTAAAAGTACTACCAACACTTGAACCTGCGCTTTCGTTGATTGGCGTTGTTGGGTTACTTGTCCCATAACTGCCCCCGCCTCCAAAACCGCCCCCAATGCCTGCCGGAAGCCCATTGTTTGCAGGAGAAACTAACCCCGAACTTGGCACGTTAATTGAGCCAATTTCCTTTTTAAGATCATCAAACTTCACCTTGTTCAAATCGTCTAACTGTTTCATCAAATCCTTTAATTTGGTGGTTAAATCACTTTCCAATGTTGTACCCAATTCCGAAAAATGTCCTGCCAATATACTCGAAACGGATGTCATTTGAGTACCCATATCGTTAATTTTCGCGATAAGATTAGTGGATATAGCCAAACCGATTAAAGAAGAGCTTGCGGCGATCTCATTTGTAAAACCGGCAAAGTCCTTTTGAATTTGAGCAAAACTTCCACTCATGACTTGTTGACGAATCTCATTATACTTTTTGTCGTCGTTGATTAGATTTTCGTAGTTCTGTTCAATGATATTCTTTAAACCGTCTAAACGATTTTTCTCCAATTCATATGCTTGTTGCCTTGTATCTTCAATTTGTTGAGCTGCATCTTTTTGTTTATTGACTTCTTTTTGTTGTGTTTCCAAAGCATCCTGCAACGAATGCTTACGGACATCTCGATCATGTTGAGCAACGAAATCGGCGATATCTGTTCGTTTATCTGCTAATTGTTTCTCCAAATCCTCAATATTTTTCTTGTTCTCTTTGCTAGTATTGAGTTTAGCGATATTTAATTTTTTCTCTATTTCTAATTCTTCTTGACGCTTAGATTCGAGATTTTTCGAATAATCTTCTGAATTGGCCTCATCATCAATCGCATTAATCTGAACATCATATAATTCTTTATTTTTGTTGATTTCCGAATCGAGTTCCTTCATTCGTTGAGTGTGAGCATCTTTTTCGGTATTTCGTTGTTTATCTAAAGCGTCCTCTTGAAGTTCAACCGCTTTTTCTTCTGCCTTCTTTTTATTTTCATAATATTCCTGATAAATTTTTACGATCTCATCGGCAAGTTTCGATACTTCATCTTGAATCTGAGACTGAACATTTTTAATATCTTCAAGTCGCTGCTTTTCCTGTTCTTCAAGTTCTTTTCTCTTTTCGGCTATTTCCTGCTCTACTCGAAATTTTTCACGAGCGGACTTCTCATATTCTTCGGTTCCATTTTCGTTTTTGGCAAGCAGACGATCCCAAGCCGCTAGTTCATCTTCCAAACTCAACCGCTTATAATATTTCTCGGTATCCATCCAATTTAATGAATTTTCAAAATCCTTTTTCTTTAATTCGGATATCTCTTGAATTTTTTCTTGATTAAGTTGCTTTAGTTCAAGAAGATTTTCTCTCTGTGCATCGATATCATTTTCTAAAAAATCTGCATGAGTTTTTGCCAATTCTGAATAACCGTCAATTTGATCTTGAACGGATAAATCATTCATTTGGATATTAAACTGCAAACTCTTCAAATCATCTTCATACGCTTGTTTTTGTGCTTCGTGCAATTCCTCAAGAGCATCAACATGACTATTTACTTGCTGAGTTGCATTTTGATGAGCAGAAGCCTGCTTATTTGTCGCATCAGTTGTTTTGTCTGTTTGATCTTTAGTTTTCGCTTGAGCCTCGTCCAATTTTTTTAGTTTAATTTCCTGCAATTCAACGGCATAGGACGCTTGATTCATTTCATGCGTAAGTTCTCTAGTTGATTGAGTCGCCTTTTCAATTTGAATCATACTCGAAATTGTATTTTTCAAGGAATCGATTTTATCGTTTAATCCAGGAATGAAACTGGTTAGTTTAGATAAGGCATTAAGTGCAATTTCAACCCCTTCGAGCACTTTAATCTTCATCCATGACATTGCGTTCTGTGCTGCAAAAGCGATATTATCAAATATTTTTTTCATGTTAATTCGAACCGTGTCCCAATTGCGGTATAGATAAATTCCTGCTGCAACTAAACCAGCGATTGCAAGGACAACAATGGCTATTGGGTTTGCTGAGAGAACTGCATTGAAGATCCCCATAACAGCGGTCACTGATTTAATCACACCTTCAACCACAGCAAACGCTAAGAATCCGCTCACAATACCTCCGAGGATTGGTTCAATCGTTCCCCAATTATCATGAATGAAGTTGCCAACGGTCATAATAACCGAACCTACCTTTTCCAATACATTTATTGCAGTTTCAAATCCTTCTTTAATTTTTGTTGACCATTTTTCCAATGTACCATTTGCTTGAAGTTCATTCATTTTATCGGTTAAATTTCCCATTTTCCCTGAAAGCGAATCAAACAATGGGCCAGTGACTTCTTGAATAAACATGCCTACAGTATCTTTAAGCGTGCCTAAACGTCCATCAAATGTATTCGACAACGCTTCTGCTGCTCCGGAATAATTGTGCTTCTTAACTTCTTCTTCAAGTGCTTCAGCGTAGGTTTTTCCTGCATATTTGCCACCTTTGCTAAAGTCCGTTTGCTGTAATTTTATTCCAAATTCCTTTAGCCGTTCGAATTCGCCCATCATGGCATCATTTATGGCTTCTGCTGCGTCTCCAACTGTTTTGCCGCTACTTTTAAATACTGCCGCCATATCTCCAGCAATCGGTAAAAACTTCTGGGCTTCCAATCCCATCGACTGAAGTTTAACTGTACTCTCCACAAGTCCAGGCATTTCAAACGGTGTCTTTGCGGCAAATTGCTTCACCCAATTAAGCGTTTCTCCTGCCTTTTTAGAATCGCCCATAACAGTATTTAAAGTATTTCGGTATTGCTCCATGCTGGAATTCGCTTGGACACCTTTACCAGCAACAACAGATAGAGCCACACCTACAGATGCAATCGCACCAATGGATATAGCACCTAACGTCTTAGCCAAATCTTTACTTTTATCTTCTGTCGATTTAATGTTTTTTTCCGCTTCTTTTAGACTCTTGGTAAAACCTTTATCGGTGATAACTAAGTCCGCTCCGTAACTGCCTAAGTCAAATTGAGACATTACGTTTCAGACCCCCTTTCTACTTTGTATCCCGCCAATTTCCGTAAAGAGCCAAGATCGGCCTCTGTTGTGTTCAACCTTCTTAATTTGTCGAGATAGTCTCGTCCTTCCGGAGTTTCTTCCAAGTCCATCATCTGGTTATGCTTCATTAAAGATAAAAAAATGGAATATGGCAGATTAACGATCTGCTCATACCCCATTGATGTTTTCCGAATTAAATATGCAATGCTTCGCATAAACTCATAGCCGCTAATATGAGAAACCGCCTCTCCGCTTCCCGACGATGGGAGAGACGGTAAAATTAGTTTGGGTTGTTTTCCAACTCCCTCATCGACTCTTTGAATACTTCAACAATTTTAACCATTTGACTAAACGATAACTTATCAAGCATGAAACTTTTATCTACATTATGATTTTCGTCCTGATTCAAGAGCATAGCAGTCATTTCAGCCAGCAATTCAATTTGTGCTTTTGGCTCCTTTTTTGCGATTCGTTTTTGATCGAAGTCCATAAATTTAAGCAGGAAACTCGTCGAAGGGCTTCCAGGAATAACATAGACTTCGCCGCCAATCTTAAATTCAATCGGCTCCACTACCATTACATCCAAGTCAATTATTTTTGCCATTAAATATAATTCCTCCTCAGATTGATAAAAAAATAAAGGGAGGCCAACGCCCCCCAAAGTGAAAGTGTTATTACAACAGGTCAGCTAGTTCTTTTTCTTCGATGACCTCAAGCAAGTTGCCATCCGTACAAGACAATGCCGTAAACTCTGCGTCAATTGTCATTTCTTTGTTGTCAAAAGCTAACGCAAATCCGTTAGTGGATTGTGCCTTTCGAATCAATACTTTTAACTTTTTACCATCAGCTTTTTCATGCACAAACAACAAGACATTGACATTTAGCGTGGTTCTATCCCCACCAATTTTCATCGATTTGCTAGAACTTGCCACATCAATGTCCGAGGTTGCGGGAGCAAGAATAGCAATATTATCCTGATTCCAGGTAATAATCCCTGTTTTGAATGTCACCTCTTCGTCTGTAAGGAATCGCATAAACGTTCCAAGACGATTTCCACCTTTCACATCTACATATGTCGGCTTATATGTTACACTGGCTCCCGCTGTGATATGTCCGATATTTACAACTGATGCTTCAATCGTCTCAATAGTTGCGCTATCTTCAAGTGGAGTAGCCCCAATATACAACTCCCCTGATCCGACAAGAAAAGTACGACCATCAATATTAGTTAGTGCCATTAATTATCACTTATCCTTCCATTTTTCAATTTGCTGTTACGTTAAAAATCAAAAATTGCTCATATTTTTTGTTATCAGGATTTTTCATCATTCCTCCACCTACATGAAGGGAGTTATATACTGTTTCGTCATTGTGCTGAAATCCTGATTTTCTGCGGAAATGCATCAATCGCACAACCGCTTTTTCGATAGATTGAACTGTTGTCAGTTCTCTAGACACAATCCGTAATTCTACTCGATACTGTGTCAACGCTTCACTAGATACAACTGGACTGTAAGAGTAAACAATAAACGGATCATCTTCACCGTAATGTTCGAATGGGTATATATTCGGATTTGTTGGAGTACCAAGTAGCGAGGAAAGTTCAGAATCGGATTTTAAATAGGAGAAAATAGCATCCATCATTAAACACCCAACTCCTTTCTAACCACTTCGCGAAGTTGGTCAATGTTTTCCTCAATCGCGGGAACTAAAAAAGGTTGAGCAGGAGTAGTCGTACTCCCTTTCTCAACCCACACCGCATATTGCACATTCGTTCCAACACGGCCTCTTGACTCGTTTTCGTTCGATTCCGTTTGATGTGTAATACTGCGTTTTAATGTTCCTGTTAAAACAGGCGTTCTTAGTTTTGCTTCTGCTTCAACAATCGCACTCACTTTTTTTATCGCTGTATCTCGCTTCTGCTGCATCTGTTTAATTGCTTCTTGAAATTTGCTATTCAACTTGATTCACCACCAGTTCAAGCAACACTTCATCATGCTTATCGAAATCCAATAACGCATTCACGCGATATTTTAAATTGTTTTCTTTTACATATGAGCCTAAAGTTAATTCGCTAACAGGATTGCAAAACATGCGATTTGTAACCTTAGTTATGACTCCATATTGCTTTTCAGCCAGCGAACTAGAATATGGTTGAATCTCAGCCATAAACTGCTTTACAACAACGTCACTTTCGCCAATTAATGTTCCATTCGTTGAAGAATATTGCGGCTCAAGCGTAACAATTTGAACGGTTTTCGTTAGTTTCATCCCATCACCTTTACCTTACGGAAAGGCATCATCCTAGCCTTAAACTCTTTTGGCAAATCATCAAAGTAAGTCGAATTCCGTGAACCGAGCATTTCCATTTTCAGGTTCTCATTACCCTTGTTCCGATATTTGAAAACGGCAATATCCTCAATAAGAGAATTTAGAACAGATGGAATTTCGGTAGAATCCAAAAAGTTACAATAGGATACAATAGCATCCGTTGCCCTTGTGATATAGAGATTTAGCAAGGCATCTTTTGAAGTATCGTTGCCATCAATGTCAAGTAGGATTTTTACATTATCTAACATTAATTACCTCTCCTTTTCAGGAGACTTTTTAACTTCTTTTTTTTCATTATTTTTTTCTGCTTGTGCTTTTGCTGCTTGCTCTCTTCTCATTCTCTGAAAAGCTGTAGCTGACAATATTAACACCACCTTAAATAAGATAAGGAGCAGGCTTATAACCCGCTCCGTTTATTTCATATTAGGCAATCTTATGAACAAATTTTACAACACGGATGTTTTTGTTTTCGTATACACGGCTCCAGTTTGTGGACGTTTCAAGTTCAGCATTTGTTGGAGAAGAACCTGCAACGGAAGCATTCTGCCATGCTACACCACGAGGATGCAGAATGAAGTGCTGACGGTTGATAAGAATATCATCACCGGCAAGCGAATCACGATCAGTTTCAGTCGGGACTTTGGCTGCACCATTACCCTCGCCAATGGCTCCACGTCCAAAGAGGTAAGTAGTATATACACCCGTGCTAACCGGACAACCATCATCCACAACAACGCGCTTACCAAGATAGTTCGGCACATCCGCGCCTGTTACCGGATCTTTGTCATACGTAATCAATTGGTCTTTTTGCAATTTTGCATAGACAGCCGAATGCATAGCTACAGCCGTTAGCATATCTGCCGCATCTCCCAACTTCGATTGAGCATCAATAAAAGTTGAAGCAGAAATTAATTCTGCACCACCTGTCAGAGCGGAAATATCAAGAACATTACCACTCATAGTTGAGGAAGCAAATACACCTTTTAGCGTACTAAACAACGTTTTTTGCTTCATCCTTGCCCAATACCCTGCAACCAGATTACCGATTGCTGCCATCGGATCATCACCGCTAAGAGCATCTGCCAAATCATTAACCGACCATGCTTTACCACGCATAAGCAATGCTGCAACGTCTTGACCAGCGGTAATCTTTTGGGGAGTCAATGCCCCACTATCGGATAGGACTTCATCATCACCAGTCAAATCATTCCAGTAAGGCATATTGATCGTTTTACCTCCCGAACGTGCAAGAGAATCGAGTTCAGGATTCGGGACTACAATACCACTACTAACCAAAGCAGACAGTTCTGCCGTTTTTTGAATTACATAGGGATTAAATACCTCGGGTACGATTACATCAGAAATTTGAGTTGTTGCCATTTAAAAAACATCTCCTTTAGGATTAATATTAGTTTTTGGCTTGCGCCTGTAATTGTTTTGCAAGTTCAGGATTCTCTTTTAGAATTTTCGCTTGCTGAGTAAGATTGAACGTTTCCTTTTTCCAAGGATTCGAACCGGTATAACTGTTATTGTCTTTTGGAGGCGTATAACTGCCCGATTTAAGTCTTTCGTCAACGGCTGTTTGAACGTAGGTGTTCCATACTTCTTCCAATCTAGTTAAATTTGACAAAGTGGAATCGTCATCTAAGCCAATGAAAAAATCAGTAATCGAAACGGGAAGCTTCTTTTCTGTTGCAATTGTTAGTGCCTTATTTTTCAGGGCTTCACGCTTCTTCTCGTTTTCCATTTGTTCGAGTTTCAATAGAACTTCTTTATATGCCTTGTCTTTAGGGTCTTCATCTGGATAGCGTTTTTTAATTTCCTCTTCCAATTTCGAAGGAAAGGTTTTTTGCAACCAGGTTTCCAATCCTTTATTGAAGTGTTTGTCCTTCTCAGAATCCATCCACTTTTTAGCATCTTGATTCTCGTTGACAAACTTCTGCACCCCTTCAACGGTCAATCGATTAAACCCCTGAAGATATGCCTTCACTTCCTCGTTATCTTTGTTTTGCTCAATAAACTGCTTTACCTCATTTAAATTCATAATTATCTCTCCTTCGCCCTTTCAACGCACTGCCCTGAAAGTTCATATTTGTAATTTGTCCAGTTTACCGACATGTGACAGGTCATAAAAAGACCATCAGCAAATCAGCTAATGGTCAAAAACTTTTATTGAATACTTTAAACCGTTTATTTAGAATGAAATAAAAATAAAAGGTGGGGTATTGATGCTTGATTTAAGTAAATTTGTTGATAAGCAGTATTTAATACCATTTGTACTTGTTGGGATCATAATAATAATCATTAAAGAATTTTTGAAAACTTCTTCTAAGTCAGAATTTGAACGAATTTTCATTACAAAAGATCAAAATAAATGGCACAGCATTGTTAACATAGTTGTTGGAAGTATTTTCTTATTCGTTGCACTAGTGTACCCGAGTTATTTTGTATCGAAATTGTATCTTAAACCGAACTTTTTTTTCATTATTACCGATCAAATCGATACACTGTTGTTTTACCTGTCATTTATACTATTATTAATAAATTCTTATTATACTAGAATCCGTTATTGGATATTCAGAAAGCGAAAATCCACATTAGAACAATCACAAAAAATTTCGCGATATTATGAAATAATATTTTACGTCAATTTCATTACTGGTATGATAAATTATATATACCAAATTTCTTCCTTTATACATTCACTTACCACGACTCAAACAATTAATGTTATCTATTTTTCTCGGATTCTTTGGCTTATAATTTTCCCTATACTTATGTGTTACTTTTATATTTTTTGTTTCTCTTTCAAAAGAAAAGAAAGATACTCACAGCTACCAGCTAAATATACCATGACTATACCTGATCAGGATAAAATAAAGAAACATTCATTTTTCTTCCTTTATTCGATTGATCACAATATGATGGTACTTGGAAATGCAAAAACTGAAGATGAATCAACCACCCTCTTTCTATACGATAAAGATAAAGATCGATTTTTAGAATTTAGTAAAACAAATTAAGAAATTCCTTTTGACTCTCTCCATTTTTGATAAGTTGCATAATCAATAACTTGTTTTACTCCGTTATCGTTCTTTACATTTTCCTTTTTCCTTGTTGGCGACCATCCTTCGATCACAGGGACGATAGACGAACGGCACGATGGGTGCTGTGGAGGCTTGGGATAATCAGCATCAGCGTCAAATATCTTCCCATCCAAACTCCTGCATATGCTTGAAGTTTTAACGTCCAACGTTGCGTCGTACATGACTTTATTAATCACCGATGACTGTTTATAGATTGAGTCCGATGCTTGAGATTGCACCCTTGCCAATTCGGTAAGTATCAACCGTTTTGACTCAAAAGCAGAAACGTCAAATTCCTTCTTTACGGCTCTTGATAGTTTATCAATCGACATTCCTTGAATCATACCTTGCTCGACCGCACGACGAACACGATTAATAAGCAATGTTTTGTTCTTCCATATACGGTCTGAATACATTTTGCCTTCAATTGGCGTGTTTACTGCTGCTGCAACCATTTCAGGCTTTAAAATTGTAAAAGTAAGAATTGATTCTATACCTTTATCAATGGTATAGGCCGTTTGATAATAGGATTCCGAAAAAATATTTGACAATATCTTGGTTGTATGGTCAACGTCAATCATCCCAATTTGTTGTCCTTGCTCTTTTAGTAATTGTTCAAGCTGCTTCAATATAGTATATCTTTGTGTTTGAGAAACGCTTAATTTACCGTTAACCGCATATTTGGTATATATTTTTGCTATTTCCGTTCGAACATCATCCAATGAACGTTTATAGGCTTGAAGGATTGGCATGATATCTTTATTCGCCTGTTTATCAAGAAGCAAACGAATATCCAAGATAGATTTATTAAGTTGTTCCATCGCCAGTACCCGAAATATTATCAAGATTAATCAAACTGTTCTCTCGTTCAGATTGGATTTTCTTCAGCTCTTCTTTTGGATTGTCGATGAAACTAAATTGAGCAATTCCGGTTTCTGTGGACAATCGATCTCCTGCTTGAGCCAAAATTTGAGCCGTTATCAAATCATCACTTGGAATCATCGGCGTGAATTTGGCCTTAATGTCTCGATAATCGTAAGTTACGCCCTGCTTAATATTCAAAAATTTAAACAACATTCTAAGCCTATTTTTGACGGAATCACTTATTGCATCTTGATTTAATTTACATTTGTTTTCCAAAGAAATTAATCTAGTTCTGAGAGCCAATGATGATGTATTGGATTGCATCTTTTCGTTGCTATTAATATGAGCGGATATCTGATAAATTTTATCTTCAAGAGTTGACAAAGTGTTTTGAATAAAATCGTCATTGATATTCTTAATAATCCAATTAATATCCGCATCTTTGTCAGGAACCTTTAAGATTCCAAGTTCTTTCATTTTCGGTAAATCCTCATCGTTAATGTCACAGCCAATTAATTTTAAATAAGCAGTCCTAAAGTCGCTTAACTCATTTGAAATATCGCTCAAATTCGTCTCGTAGGCATCCTGTAATCCCTTAATGTCTGAATATAATGTATCCAATTCCATTTCCTCAGCAATATTGCAAACACTAACCGGAACCTCACTAAATATATGTTGAGATTCATTATTTTTAGTTAGTTGCCCACCTTGATCAATGCTATAATGATCAATCCGATTATCAGGAAAATAAACGTCCAAATATTTGTTCTCATCAAATTTTTTTGTAAAAATATGCAGGAATAATTCAACATTTCCATCACTCGAAACCAAAGCATAACCGCTTAACGGATCAAGTATGCGGCTCGAAAACATGCCATCTTTATCAACATAATACAATTCAAATGCCGTACCAAATTTCAAAGCATTCTTACAAAGATTCTGGTCATGCTTCTCACTCCAATGAGCAAGGTTGGTAACAATTTGATTTACAATCATCTCGTTCCCACTACGGCTAATATAGGTTAACTTGTTCCCGAGAATATATGATGTTTCTTCTTTGACGAATTTCTTGATAAAATTCACATTGACTTTATTGTTCGTGCGACTCGTCAACATTTTATAATTCATCATTGCGTCAGTGTTGCCCTTGTAATAATCCTGCATTTTTTGGTACTTGGATAAACTTAAATTATAGTCATTAAGACAAAGGTTAATTAATTCCTCTTGAGTCACCATTTCACCCCTTTATTTTTCCTCTTATTTTCCTTCGTTTTATGCATTCTAACACTTAGGAGGTACATTCCCCTTATCAACGCCATAGAACGCCTGAAATCAAATAAATTAACATTCAAATTCAATCTATAAACCTAATAGGCTCCGATCAATGACCGAAACCTTTTGGATGACGTTTATTATATTGATTCGATTGGAGAATTCTGCAACAATATCGGGAAAGTCATCATGAGGAGAGGTTGAGCAACCAGAAAATTCTTTAAGCTGCAATATAGCCTCGTTACTAACTCCTTCTTCGTTAAATATAATTCGGCCAAAAATGACATCAGCTACAATTGTATTGATTTTATCGTCCTTGTTGGCTCGTTGCATCTCATTAATCCATTCAAACCGCCTATGTTTTAAATCATTGTCTTTGCTGATTAGTTCCTTTAGCCTCGATATATCACTTCCCATATAAAGGTTTTTCTCAATATAAATATGGGAAATGTCTGTGTATTCCTTCAATATCTTGATGGAATGGTTAATGTAATCATCGAATTCTAGTTTCAACACTTCACCTTTTCGGACATATTTGATACTTGTATCGGCTACACTTCCGACCAGGAAAGCAGAATAATCCGCTTTTTTCTTAGAAGCTGAAGAAGATGCAGGATCGATACATAGCATTGTTTTCACAAAATGATGTGCTTCAATTTTTTCAACCGGTTCAGTGATTATCGTTGTAAATTTCTTTTGACCATCGTTTGTTATGTCGCCTTGAACTTCTTGTTTAAACGAGACTGGATTCCCATAGTAATTCAAAGCCATATCTAAACAATCCCAATAAGACTGCCATAACAAAGGAAATTGCATATTCTCTTTATTTTGAAAATAAAACTCTTTCGCATCGTCTAATCGATGTTCATTTTTCTTATCGAATAGGATATTTTTAAATTCTAGCCATAAACCGGAATTGAATAGTTCATCTACATCGTCATCCAATACCCCTTTTTCAATTCGATGCTTCCATACTGGACTATCTTTCAACCGAGAATAGAAACATTCTTGATGCTGAAGTGTGCCAACTGCTATTAACGTGGAATTTCCTTTTTGTATGGCATAGTTTACATCATCATTAAACCTTTTCCATTTCTTTTCACGTTGTTCATGAGTCGCTACCTCATCGTCTTTTTGGAAGTCATCGAGAAGGGCTAATTCAACGCGCACATTTCCGTAATTTTTGCCTCTCATGGTTGAGGAAGCGGATATACTTTGAATCATTGTTCGATTGGTCAATTCAATTTGTTCGTTATTATCAACACATTTCTTAGGATCGTATAGAACGCCAAAAGATTCTTCAATTCGTTCATTATTCTGCAATGACATTCTAATGCTGCGAATAAATGTTTGGGCTGTATCACCAATTGCTGAGCATATTAATGTGAATCGCCTATATTTATAACAGGAACACCATACAGCCGTTCCAAGGGAAATAAATGAAGATTTTCCCGTTCCGCGAGGAAGGACATACAATTGTTTATCATGAGTTTTATTTAGAATCATAGCTTCAATTTCAGACCATAGTTCAATATGAATTGGAGCAATCTCCGCTTTATCTTCACCGTCAATAAATATGTTCGATAAGAAGAATAAACAGAAAAATTTCAGATTCTTTGAGCCTAATTCCCACGCTAAACCGTGATATGTGAATAAGATATCCTTTTTTTTTTTCATGAGATAGCGGACAAATTCAACTGCTTTATCCTTGGATATTCCTTTTTCTTTTATCGTTTGTTCGATTAGATGCTCAGCCAACAATTTGCGATTCTCAGGAGTGTTAATCGTATCTTTCAATATCATCCACCCCCTTTAACATTCGAATATTGAAAAATATTATAAAAAAAATGAGGTTGCCCGACCCCCTATAGCCCCATCCCAGGATTAGAATGCTACCCCTTTTTTGAACAAAAAAAAGACCAACACTTTGATGTGTCGATCCACTTAGAGTACAAAAGAATCTAATTCCTTTTCAACTTCTTCATTGGTAATTCCAATGTATCGTAGCGTAATGGCCGGTGTGCTGTGGTTCAATATATGCTGCAACTTTGCTACGTCCTTAGTCTGCTTATAAAACCAATAGCCAAACGTTTTCCTCATCGAATGGGTTCCAATACCTTCTTCTATATCGCACATCTCAGCCGCTTTATTAAGTTGCCTATATGCTTGAGTTGAAGTTATTGGTTCATCTCCTTTACGTGAAGGAAACAACCATTTGCTTGAGACTGTCTTAATGTATTCTTGAATCTCATCATAGATATTAGAGAGGTTTAATTCTCTTTTCTTCTTCGTCTTACCTTCATGAATGACAACACGTTTCTTTCTTCTTACATCGCTTACTTTAAGACTAAGCAAGTCACCGACACGACAACCCACATTGATACCGATCAAGAACAGAATATAATCACGTTCGGAACAGAACTTTTTTAATGCCCATTTCATATCTTCAATCTTCTCTTTACTCCTGATAGGCTGGACATCTTTCACTTGATTCATTTTGACAACACCCTTTCACCTCAATAAAATCAACGATTTGAATGTACGTTTTTAATTGTTGATTTCATTTTAAGGTAAAAATAAGGGGAAGTCAATAATATCAAGGAATCGAATGTAAGTTTTTATTTAAAAACATACATTCAAAATAGGCAAAAAAATATAAACTTTATTGCTCTTCACTTTTCCAATCGTCAAATTCTGAATCAATCGTATTCTCATCAACCATATTTGTTTTCGCTTCTGCTGTAATATCCAACTTACTTGTTGGCTTACCTAATGCGCGATCAATGAAATATGTATAAATCTTTTCCTTGACCATTTCATTCGTCGTCTTCTTCCGTAAATCCCAAAACTCTTCAATGGCCGTGTTCAGTTTGCCGTTGATTTGTTTGGTTGCGAAATCTTTTATTTGTTGTTCGCGCCTGTTAAGCTCAGCCCTAAATTCAGGATTATCCAACCACGCATATATAGTTGTCCTACTTATCCCAATTTTCTCTTTAATATTTGTTTTCATTTCACCTTGCAACAATAAATTTATACATTCATTTTGCTGATGTGTTAGCATACATTTCACCGCCTTACATATTACATTAGTTTCACCCTATGAAACAATTAGTATTTTCAAAAAAACTCCTAAAATATTTCGCGTTTGGTATAATCCCACAAGAAAAGAGTATAACTATAAACATCAGCATAAAAGATTATAGTCGAGCAAGATTCTGAAATCATTAATGCTGATCAAAAAAAAGAATTCTTTTTCCATTGCCGTGGAAAAGAATTCTCATCAGAAAGGAGGAAAATATATGCCATTTATCCTTGTCCTCGTCCTTATTATTGTCTTGGCAAAAATTCTGTTGAGTTAGTGCTGCTCAATTGGCTTAGTCTGTTACCATTAATACTACGAAAATTTTGGTAATATGACTGCAAGCCAAAAAAAATTAACAGATATTATACCCAACGTACAACGGAATTATACCTTATCAAAATAGAGGCACAGCCATCAAGAATATACATATGGCCTCTATTTTTTTCTTTTTTTAATTACTTCGCCAGTAGAAGTTTATTTCCTGCAATAAAACATTTTTATTTTACATTTTGCAATATGAAAAAGGCAGTTTAACGACGATTATTTTTCATCCGATTTGTACACTTGGAAACTCAGGATCTTTCTTAATTATCTCTTTAATTTTATTATCGCTATTCCATAACGCTTCTTTTTTTTCATTATATCCAAAACAATACTTAGCTTTAGGATAATCCTTTAATACAAGTTCAATTAAATCCACTGTACCAAGAGATATGTTTGCTATCATCCATAACCGAAGTTTAATCATGATTTCAGTATCGTTATCGAAATATGATGTTCGAAAATATTCATCTTCCATTGATGAATTATAAAAAGTTGTAATCAAACTAGGATGAGCGAACAATTCATTTACTCTGTCTTTAAAATATCTTACTTTCTTATTATGATATGGATATTTGTTCTCAAGCCATTTATATGCTTTGCCTTTTACTTTTGACTTTTCCCTTACAAAGCCATTTTCATCTTTGTAAACATAATTATTTTCGTTTGTAAACTCAAGAGCATAACAAGCCAACACGAAAGCCTCTAAAGCCTGACGTATATTCATTTCAGCTTGTATAGTATGTTGTCTTAAAACTGATATAAACGCTAAATATATTGAGTTACACCCTGCTGAGAAAAACGATTGAAAAACCCATACTTCAGGATTAATTTCACGTATAAATTCCCAAGCAAACTTCACGCTTTCGAGGGCGTGTTTAAAATGTGCTTTATAAGTTTCTTCCGCATTTTGAATCAAGTTATTTTCTTCGCTGGATATTTTATAAATACTCAACATCTCTTATCACCTGTAAAATAAATTCAATACAGGTAGTAATATTCCTTCACAAATATCATGTCATAATATAATTATTATTCCAAGCATTACCCAAGCTGTTCCATCACTCGCTTATACTGTTCCACTTCTTCTTTATCCACCAGTTCTGTATTCCTACTCACCACAAAATCCAAACATTCAATCCCCATTTGTTTCATTTCAACAAATGCAACCATCTCATTATTCATCCGGTTTGTATTCACATACTCATTCCATACTACAGAATAATCATGCTTCAACCGGTTTATTTTCTCATTCATATTGGCTATATTAATTAACAATATAGCAACAACTCCAGCCAAACTATAAATAATCCACATCATCCATAATACACCTCAGTTATTTTCCAACTATTCCAATTGTCAATATTCTTTGCACAGTAATAATAAAATACATCACTAAATCCATTCTCTCCATCTTCTTCACGTCCACAAACGAACTCTAAATACAAGTCTAATCGCTTATAAAAGAACTTCATCGCATTATTCAAATACCATGCTTCGACATATCTGCTTCGTTCTCTATCCGTGTCAAATTGAATATACAAATCCGGTCTAAAATACAGATCAGGATTATTCGAAAACAACCATCCTTGCTCATCGCAATAGAATGTGCTACTCAAGCCACAATCTAACGAGAAATCATCCACATGCTCTCTAAAAGTTGGATCTTGTGATTCCTGCCTAATTATCTGCTCTTTAACATCATCGCGATCTTTCGCATATACAATTCTAACTTCATCTGAATCGCCAATATCTCTTGGCACACATACAAAAATTTTAAATTCATTATTTTTATTCTTTTCAATCTTAACATCATCTTTGAATACAAATTCCATCTATTAAGTCCCCCTAAATTCCTTTTGTAAGAATCAATTCCAACAAATCACATAGTTCATCTTGACGCTTCTCAATGGCCTCTAAGCGTTCATTATATCGTTCATCCAGATATGCCTTAGTCTCATCTAACATCTGCTGGAACACAACCAGGAACGCCTCTCGTGTCAATTCCTGCTCCACGTTAACCTTTACCCTTCATCAAGACCGAATAATCAGGTTGATATGCCTTCATTGTCAATAAATCCTTTGGGGGATTCATCATCGCATTTTTCAATGCTTCCAATTTCTCTTCGCTTAAATCAAATTTCTTAACCAAATTTTCAAATTTATCTTTTTTACTCCTATTACTCACGTATAAACGAAATTTATTTTTAGTCCGAATCAATTCCTTTTCACACGCTTCAAAGTGGTCATACATCATATTGGCATAGGCGATTGATTCTTCATCATTCAGACGATTCAATAAAGCTTCATCTTCTTTCCAGGCTTCTTCATTGTCAATTTTCTGTTCTTCCAAAGACACTTTTAATTTAAGCTGCATCAATTCAAGATTCATTGTTTTCCACCTTTCAAAATAAACTCCTGAAGCATCTGCTCAATATATTTAATCTGATTCGATAAATCATATAAATTATTTGCTAGGCCCTTATAAAGTTGATTATTCGCGATCTTACTTTCTTGATAAACGATATCGCGAAGCTTTTTCTCGTCATTGACATTTACCGTTCCAACATTTATTCCGGTATCTTCGACCTCAACAAATTGTTTCAGTTTTTCATTAGCCTCTACCAGTTTTTTTAATTTTATCCACGTTGTCCACGATCAATTCATCTCCCTATTTTATTATTTTTACTAAACTCCACATTTTTAACGCACGAACAAAAGAGCAAATACAAATGTACCTGCTCTTGGCTCATGCGTAATAGGAGTCAACCAAGTAACCCACAACTTACATGGACTTGGCAGTAGCCACAAAAGCGGCCACTGAATAAATAATGAACCAAATCTTATTTGTTAATCGCGAGAAGTGGTATTTGGCGGTCAGCATGTCGCTGTCGATGCGCGATATATTTTTAAAAATGCAAAACAATTGTCTGCGTTTTAATTGTGTCATTAATATAGCGCCTATAGCATTCAATCTTAGGTTCGGACATATTAATATCTCCACGTTCGTACATGCTCAAGAGCGATTGACTGCATCCGATTGATTGAGCAATTTCCGTTAAGGAAATCTTCTTTTTTCTTCGGAGCATGTAATAAAAATCCCTTGTTTTTTGAGTGTCCATACCATCTCCCCTCTCATTTGGTTTAGTTTTATATAAAATATCAGTGATAATTTTCAATGAACATTATAAAAAAATAGAACAATCTCTCGATTGTCCCTATACTATTATATACAGTTTTTTCATACTATTTAATAGTAAATTCCCAAATGTAATAACATACCACGACTATAACCACAGAGTCAATTATTTTTTTCGTTTCCGTTCATTTTCACACTGTTTACATCTCTTTTCACTCTTACCATAGAACCGATCTGTTGGAGGTTTCTCTATTTTACAAGTGGAACATTGCTTTAGCTCGCTTCTAAACTCAATCCAATCGTTCTCCATAATATAGGTTCGATGTGCTTTCTTTGGAATCGTTTCATTCAACATCTTCCTGATTCCGTCCTCAGTCACACTTACATTTAATCTAAGCTTAACACCTTCAGGAATAGCTGAAATCCGATTATTATACTTTAACAATTCAATCACACAACGCTGTATTTCGTTTAACTCAGACTTCTCAATTAACTCATCAATGTCGGTAACAACAGTCCATAGTTCACTTCCTATATTTTTGTCATGTTCGCTCCACAAATAGGAAAATACTGTCTTGCCATCATTCGATAACGAGAAAATCGCTTTTATATGCTCAAAGTTTCCATATTCAACTTGACCAAGCAAATTATAATCCGTTGATTCGTGGCTGCAACCCTTCGACCGTGTAGCATATTTTATTAACTCTTCTCGCACCTTGAATAATTCCTTGGAAACTTCTTTATACATATTCTTGAGAAACCATAGCCACTGTTGGCCTGTATGTATTGCCAGATTATCCTGTGTGTACTCCTTACGCTCATATCGGCCTAACGAAACTCTATGTATTGGCTGACCAGGCTTATGTTCAAATGGCCTCGCCCTATTCGTATTCGTGTTATACAACGCTGCTGGAAGTGTGTTTAGCAAAGCAATCTTTATCTCATATTCATCCAACACTTTATTCATTTGCTCATCTGTCATATTCCGGTTTTCCGCTATTAATCGGCTTCTCTCTAACTCGATTTGTTTTAGTTTAGTTTTCATCAACGTTTCCTGCGGAGGAAATATCGCACCGTCAAAAACGGGATAATGGATATCTTCTTGAGTCGGATCTTCACCGAATTGTTTTACTTCTCTTTTATGATATATTGGCTGCTTCTCATTTTCCTCATTCTGCAACTCAATTTTATGCTTCCAATTTTCATCAAACTGTTCAATAATCTTTTGTTGGCATTCTTTCGATGACAACTCATAATTTTTCGGCAAATGATACCCAAGCATCCGTCCCAACGAATCAAGGTAACTTTTCATTTCGGCCAACTCTGGAAACTTCTCATAATCGGAATCAGTAACTTTTGTTTTATCTCTATATTCCTTCTCACTCTGCCATTCAATAACCGCTCGTTTTATGAATGAATTCGGATTAAACTCATCTTCTTTACCTTCATTCTCTTTCAAATATTTCTTGTACTCGTTATTATATAAGTCCGTAATGAAAACTTCTCTAACCTTGTTTTTCTTAATCTGGCCTTGTGTTAAATCAGGATATCCGTCCTCGATTTCGTTTAACTTTGCGGCTTTACCCTTAACATACTTGATATTGTTACGTTTCACATTATCCAATACTGTTCCTGTCGTATCCTCTTGCCATAAATTTTCATGTTCCTCATTCATAAATTGTGGAGCAAGCAAATAATCTGCTATCTTCTCCAATTGTTGACTAAGTAACGATTCTTCAGACCGTATATCTGTTTTTTTCTTAACTTGATCACCTGAATGAGAATCAATGTAATCCAGTAACCAGGAATCTAAAGGATGTTCTGTGCTATCCTTGTCACCTAAAACCCCCAACACTTTCTTCACTCGATCATCAGAATATTGCAAGGATAAGTCATAAAATCCTTCGTTTTGAACTTCTAAATCCTCGATATCTGTAGGCTCTGTATAACCATTCCGATAAATTGCAAATTGTTCACTGACTGACTTTTGAGAAGATTCCCCACATTTTGCAGTAGTAGTTTTTAAATTGGCCGTTGTAGTTGTAGTTTCCAATATATTTCCTCCTAAGATTTTGAAGCGGAACAATTTTCATTTTGCATCCATCCTTTTCTTTAGTTTGATATTGAATCTTCTAATATTCTTTCAGATAAGCAAATCCGCTATTGCTTATATCTCGATGGAATAAAATAAACAGAAAATAATCTCATGAGGCGAAGTTTACTTCGGCTCATGATGGGGAAGACGTTGGCCTTAGACAACGGCTTGCCCATGCGTCTGCGACATTGTAAATCTAAATTTTATAAGTGTTTAACTAATGGGGGTGCTACCACCAACTACTTACATTTATCCGTATCGCTTACGCGCTACTTGCTAAATGTAAGTACCTGCGCCCACCACCCCCGCCTACGGCTCCCCCTCATGCGCGATTATCTTTTTGAATTTTTTATACTCGTTTCGAATTGTTTTATATATTAATTTAAATAGTTGTTAAAATGTGGAGTAAGCATCTATAAAGCATACTCCATAAAACAACAACTAATTAACATATATTTACATCATCCAATAACTCCCAATATCTAATATATTTCTTTTTTCCATCTACCGTTTCGCTTGTTTGTTTCGAAACTAACATATACGGCATCTTATTCTCAGCAAAATAAGCGTTCAATAATTCAATGCTTTTTTGAAGCCTTCCTCTTGAATCCTTGAGACTGACTATTTCAATCAATGTTTTCTGATAATCCTTATATAATTTTTTACCAACTACGCCAGCCAAATATTTTTCAATCATATCGTTTCGTTGCTCCTCCTCAATCAATCTATATGTATACCCTTTGGTACTTTCATAATGCCCAAATTCGGATGCTAAATATTTGCAATATCCATAATTGCCCATCTCAATCATTTTATCGAATATCATACTGTCAATAACTCGTTTATAATACATAAGTTCATTAACCTTTTTAGTTCCTTGATTTTCAGATTTAACTGTATCGTCATAAACAATATTGTAATAGTCATTATCTCGCGGATATTTGATAATATAATTTCTTACAGTGTTCCAACGTAAAAATTCGGCTTTGCTGATTATTTCTTTGTTTCGTTTCTTCATACCACCTAATTGTTTATTGGTAATTGTCTTAATGTAAACATATATGAAATCATTCTTGTCTTTTAGGCGTTTGCGACCAATACACTGTATAAGCGTTCCTATATCTTTTACATCACAAACAATATGCTTCAATTCATCATCTATAATGTTAACCCCTGCATCCATCGTTGTTGTTGTAATTAGTATTGATTTGTCAAATCTTTCGTTCTCAAGCATTTTGTCAATCGCATTACTATCCACATATTTATAAAATTCTTCATTGGATGTGCTACAATTGAATAGTGCATGTTCTTTATAATTTTTATATAACTCATAGGCTTTCTGTGCCGATTGGATAAAAAAGATGGCTTTATCCTTTTTTTCAATGGCTCCATCAATAAATTCTTCAAGTGTGCTATCTTTGTTATAAAATGTTAACTCCTTAATAAAATCAAATCTTATCGGTAATTTATAATCGATTGTTTCAACCTCTTTTACATTGTTAATGTAGCCTTTCATGTAATGGCTCGTTGCACTCATAAATATCCGTACATGGCTCTTTTGATGTAACAACATATCCAATGAGATATCCGTATATTTATTAAACGCTGCATCGCTCATAAAATAATGAAACTCATCGCACACGATATATTTATACTCATAAAAATCATAGTAACGTTTATTTATGTATCCCACTTCTAAGGATTGATATGTCTTAATATCAATAATGTCTGTCTTTTTATCTCTCTCAATTTCCTTCTGGAACTGATCGACACAATTAGTTCTATGTATTAACATTAAAATTTTCTTATGTTCCTTCTTAGCATGAGCGTACAATATGTTCTTGATAAAATAACTTTTGCCTGTTCCAGTTCCAGCGGTTATTGTGATTACGTCACCTTTCTCCCACTTTTTAACCTCGTCGATTGTTACAATTTCACTTACCCTTTCAGCTAGTTTGGTTTCCACATTTTCCAAAACTTTCTCTCCTTTTAATTTTCACAAACACTTTCCTTTTTGCTATCAAAATATTGTTGTATGCTCTCTTTTTAATAATTGCAATTAATATCTCAATTCGCCTTCCTCCCACTTCTCCGTTTCTTACTTCTGATCTCATTTACTTCGTTTAATCTCTTCGGCATTAACTCAGTTAAAATAATTGTTTTAGTTTTTGGAATGAACACCTTATGTTCAACCGGTTTCCTATATGTATCTGCAAGATAATCTGATACTGATTGCTCCCAATAAGTTTGAATCAATGTTCATACTCCTCAATGTAATTTTATTATTTTTTTTTTTGAAAATTTCAATTCATTTTGCTTGACTTTGATACTTCTAGGCCTTAAAATAAGTTCTAGTTGAATAGTGCATTGAAACATTGTTATTATTGTGTTATCATAGATTCACCTCCGATAGTAAAAAGAAAATAAAAAATCACAGGAATTCTAACCATTCAATAAAAATGGTATACGAAGTCCTTTATTTGGTTTAAACCTCATATTAGTATATCACGGTTCAATAGAGTTGTCAACAGTTGTAAAAAATGCCAATATATCAAGGTTTTAAGGGGGAGTAAGCTTAGTCCCCCTTATTTATTTTGTCTTGCCACCTTCAACCACACTCAACCTACATCTTCGTACCACTTTCTCTATTTCTTCCGGTAATGCTGGATCGCCCATTTCCATCCACAAGAAATTTTCTTCGTAGGTTATAGGTTCATCCTGCTCATATAATCGCACGAATAATTCAAGTAGTTTTTGTTTATGGGCTGCGATGATTCTTCTATCTCTTGAAATGGAACGATCAACAATAATTGCTGTAAGATGGTTGTGGTATTGGGCTACTTCGGAATTTGCGATTTGAATGGTCATTGAATTTGTTCCTCAACTACTTGATAATGAAATATTCCATGCTTCTGTTCCTCGCCGTGACTTCCACCGTCTTCATCAGGAATATCTTTAAATAAAGTCCACTTAATTTTATCTCCGTCAATATTCCACATTCTGATTGTGTATTCATGCCTGCCCTTGGTAATATACACTCTATCCAAATCCCAATCATTAATAGTAAATTTTGCTTTATCAAATACTTTATATGCTAAGTCGATTAATGGTTTGGGTATAGGGTTTTCTTCCCATTCTTCGCCGTTCACGATACGTCCAAATATAAATCTCTCTTCATGTTCTGCTACATCAAAATAATACGGAAAGTTTGAAAATACAGCTTCTTCCAAGTCCCCAAGATAAGAAGCCCTGAAACGCGCTTCAAGTTCCCCATCTTCATTCTTAGCCGCCAGAAATATCAACTTGTCAGCCTTCAACTGTTCAATATATTGGTCGCAATATGGCCGCAAGATTTCTTCGTAGTTATCGAAATGAAAGTTTATGGCGATGCCAATTTCTTGAAATGATTTTTCGTTATAGTCGATTAGATATAGGTATCCATTTGTCATTAATTGTTGTTCCTCCATTGGTTTATTTGTTGGGGGGATTGCTCCCCCATTTGACTTGAATATTTTTAATTGCCTTCTGCTTCCATTAGAAAATCCCAATGCGTTTCTAGTTCGTGAATCAATTCATGATATGATTCTTCTTCATGTTCTGGAAAATCGTGTTCTCGTTCGATTTCCATAAGTTCTTTAACCTTTTCAATGACAATTGCTTCAAGTTCGTTCATCGTTATTGCATCAATTAGAATTTCTGCCATATCGCCGTTTCTATGCCATGCTTGACGAGCATCAAGATATGCTTCTTTGTAGTGTTCAGCAACTTCTAACATTCTGTTTAGTGCATCTTCCATTATAGACATTTGTTCCTTTGCATCCGTGGCTATTTCTTTTGCGTCCGTGGCAATATTTTGCGAACAATTAACAGTTTCCTGTGAATTTGATACTATTTTTTTTACCATCTTATTAAGTTCATCTAATTCAGATTCGTCAATCATAATTACACGACGAGTCAATGATTCTTTATTTGCCTTGCGCTTTTTTAATGCCTCAACTGCTTTTTCAAATTCAAATACGTTTGTTTTATCCATTTATATTTTTTCTCCTTAAGTATGTTTTGTTTTATTAAACATTCTTCCACTTACTGTATTTCATCTTTATAAACGATGATTTTTCTTTTAAATAATTCCTTCAAAACAACGTTTGCTCCCTTGAAAAAAGAGTTTCTTGTGAGATATTCATAATCATGATTAAATTCTAGTCCTTCGCTAGCAAATACTTTCTTGCCGTCCGCAATTAATTTATCGCATTCTTTCTCTGCGTCTTTTAAAATTTCTTTTATGTTGGAGTTGATATTAGTCGCACAATCATTAAAACAAGTAATAGTTTGAATTGTGTATTCCAGCAATTCTTCGATTGATTCCAAACTAACATTCTCATAACCGAGTTTTTTAAGTTCATTTAGTTGGAAGCCAAGTTCATGTAATCTTCCCAATTCAATTTCCAATGCATTATTTGTTAACAAAATAACCACACACCTTTGATATTTATAATTTTTTAGGGAGGGATCGGCTCCACCCCAACTATGTAGCGTGTGAATGTGAATTATGATATTATTGAAAGTGGATTATTACATATTGGCCGCTTATATGGCGGTCTTTTTTTATTGTTGTGAAAATCTTTCAAGAAAATCGCGTCCGATATCCGTTACTTCCGAATGATTCATAAACACTATCAATACTTTATTTCCCTGTCCACCACGCTGAATGCTAATATTTGTTGCCAAGTGAAAGTCTTTAATAATTTCACCAATGATTCCAAATTCTTCTTTGTCTTCAATCCCCAAATCCTCTTTTTTCGGTTCTTTCCCTTGTTCGATTATTTTCAAACACTTGCATAGTTTCGCAATTCTTTCGTGATCCAAACTTTCGTACATTGAAAATTTCCTCCTATTTTTTTGTTTTTTAGATTTTCTGTGCATCTATGCTTAATCTCATCTCTGCTCCGCTTACATTTGCCAGGCATCACCCCTTTCAATTGAATTGGATTATTCTTCGTCAAATACTTTGAATTTTTCCAAGAGTTTTTCAAATTCTATGTACATTTGCTTTTGACTTCTCAAAGCTGAATAGGCTGGATGAATTCCCCAAACTTTAGGACTTAAATTGAGTAGTGTCATTTGTAAAACTGCAAGGAACCTCTCATTCCCACTCTCCAAAATATCCATGAAATCAGTCATCATTTTTTTATTTAGTCCTTCGATATCCATGTCACCGGTTAGCCTTTCTACCCTTTCAATAAACTTTAGATGATTCTTTTGTTGCTGTATTTCTTGAACCTCTGCCTGATTTTGATAAATCTTCTGAGTTACTTTAACCTTTTCACCGTTATGATAAGTGAAATCTTCATATTCATCGGCTACGTCTGTTTCTCTTAGGTAAATCTCTAAGATATCCAACCTTTCCCATTCTGTTAGTTCTTTCGTAAAATATTTTCTTGGGATGTTTGGGAATACTTCACATATCTTGTTTAGTTTATCCTCTGGAATCGGCCTGCTTCCTTTTTTCCCTGTGCTAAACCATGCAGACAGATTGGGATTTTTTGTTCCCACTTGTTCAGCAACCCAAGATTTTTTATATCCGTAAGTCTGAATACAAAATTCAAGTCCATTCAATTTTTATTCCTCCTTCGCATAAATCAATATATCATATGCATAAATTTTATGCAATAAGAGTTTAAAATTTTTAATTTACAAAAATAGCCCCCACTGAAACATGAGGGCTATCCCCTAACTTATTTGTTACACTTGGATAAGTTCCACACCTAAAACATCTTCACCGAAATATTGCCGATCCTCGGTAACTTTTTGGAACATTTCATCCGATGACTCGTAGTAATAAATACTACGATATTTGGTGTTCTCAGCAAGTACCTTTGCTTCAACCGCTTGAGCGTCACCAAAGAAAATTTTGCAGGAACCTTTACTTGTCGCCGTACCTTTTGCAAATTGATTTGTCATTGTTGTTATCTCCTCTTCTGTTTGTCTCGTTTTATTGTTCCACCTGATCGGCTAACAGTTGGCGCTGTTGGTCGATAATTTTTGTGCGCTGCAATCTTAAACCATCGATTTCCTTTGTTATAAGCGTCTTACGGTCTAAGGTGCATGTTGAGTTGATTGACTGTTTTGCAAGGCGAATATGATGGTTTTTGATGGAGATTAATTGAGAATAGGTTTCCTCGGACATATTGAGTATGACGTAGCTATCGGATCGCATAGCTTCCGCTTTCCCTAACCGCGATATGGCGAAAGTTCCTCTATCCTCCGGCAAATTTCGTGCTGCCATTCGCTGTCATTGGTCATTGAAGCCAGCAAGCTGAGATTCTCCAGTTTAGCAAGACGAAAGCAATGGCTGGCATTCGCGTCTAAGCAGGTAATCATTTCCTGAACCTCATCAGCAGTTAATTTTCGCTTGCGTTGTTGAGTCCAAAGTTCAGCGATCCTTTCATGGATGGCTAAGATCATTTTGCTTCGCGCTCCCCTGTATTAAATTGAGAAAGAACATATATATTAAGCAGTCCATCCGTACGTAACGGATTGCGTAAGCGATAATATTATTTTTCACTATACATTTCATAAGATTAATAGTATAATAATTTTGTCAAAACTATAGTCGTTTAATGTCTATAACCATATTACGACTATGGTCATTAAATGTCAATAGTGTAAATGATAATTATTTTGGAGGCTAACAATGGAGCAAATTAAACAGTTCACGCTTTACTGTAAACTTGAATCGATCCTGGATGACAACAATGTAACTGCATATAAACTTGCCAAGGATACAGGCGAAAGGATTGGAACCATTTATAAACTGGTGAATAACAAAGACTTGGACAACAGCAGAATATCAGGAAGTCTGATTGCAAAAATTTGTGGTTATTTTGAAATCACACCTAATGATTTATTTGAGGTTAAAGAGATTAAAAATACATAGAAAAAATGAATACAAAAACAAAAAAGCTACCCGAAAGAGTAGCCTTTCTATTTTGGAATGATTGGTCAACATTCCACCGAAAATAATCATTAGTCACAGATTATACTCCGTTATACAATGGTCACAAAATAATATTAGTTTTTCGTTTCGCCCTTCAACCATTTCTCAAATATATCTTCGTGAACCAAATATCTTCTGCCAACTTTAATCGTGTGAAACTCACCTCGTCTAATGATTTCATATGCACGATCTCGACCAACACCCATTTTCTTCATAATATCTGTTACACCAATCATAACCTTGTCGTTGCTTGTCATAAACCACCTCCATAAACAGATAGTTCCTTATCCGCTAGTGCCACCCGTTTCGAAGGTTTCCTCGATCAATCCACCTTCATTATTTTTAGCGAATTGTCGTTCCTCCATTAAGGTCAATTCGTTGATCTTTTCGATATATTTTTTATATACTAATTCAAGTCTTACAGGATCAATTTGTCCTGAGCCGTTTTCATATGTATGCGTAAATTTCATTGTTGTATTTACCGCCCTTCAACGAATCGCAACCCATAAATTAATCTTTAATTGATTCTCACAATATATTATTTACTATAAATCTCTTCATAGCTTCTTGGGCTTGGTGATAACCTTCCTCGTTTCCAGTGGATCGAAATGTCGTTTTAAACCCTCGTTTGTTTTTTTTACATATGTATTCATATCTGGCATCATCTAATAAATTTAATTTAAAAATATCACCATCAAATTCAATTTCATTGGGCAAGTCTGATTTCTTCAATGCTTTCACCTTCAAATAAAGATTTCTCTGGCAAAAAAGTCAGCGATAACTTCCCTGGATCGCTCAAGTTCTTCTGGAGTGGAATCATAAATAATTGTTATTTCGAACCCATGTTTATCTTTGCTACAGTGTAAAGTTTTTTTGTTTCCTTTTCTTATCACTTCGTATGTATCGTCATCAAAAATTGTGTATTCTTTATTCACTGTCTTCACCTTTTTCGGTGGTTCCCTCAATCATTCCATTTTCAGAGTTACCTTTATCACGTTCTAATTCCTCTATAAGTTCCAATTTGTCAGTTAATTCTATAAATTTTTTATAAAATAAATCGAGCCTTGCTTCATCGACTTTTCCCGATCCATTCAAATATGTATGAGTTATTTCCATGTTATTATCGCCGTCCTTCAGACAATCTCTCTTCATTGTTACCCTTGGTGCGTTCTAGTTTTTCTTTGAATTCCATCTCCAAAATCTTTTCACCATATTTCCTGTAAATTAATTTTAGTCTTGCTTCGTCAATCGTATTGGATTCATTTGAATAAATAATGTTCACTTTCATGTTATCTTCACCATCCTCTAATCAATCCATTTCCTTGCTTTCTCTAGAACGTTCTAATTCTTCTTTGCGTTCCATAATTTCTAATTCCAAAATTTTTTCAATATACTTTTTATAAACCAATTCAAGTCTCTTAGGGTCTAGGTTCCATTTGAATATGTATGTGTAACTTTCATGTTCCAACATTCCTTTACAGGAAGTTTGTCAGTATCATATATTTACATTATTTTACCGTGACAATTAATGTAATAACTAGCGGTAAATGTTGGGATTATTGTAAGCAAACAAAAAAAGCCGACTCCTAAAAGGAATCGACTGAGTATAATGTCTTAAACAATTCAACCATATATCTTTATCGGTAAAGAGTCTTAATCACTTTTTCTATCATTTTCTTATTTTTTTTCATTTCTATTCGATCATTTAGCCATTCGAAAAATTCAATGATCTTTGTTTTAAGTAAAGAAAAAGGACGCCAATAAGAACTATTATCCAGATAGTAATAGAAAATCCACCATCATGAACACGAAGGAAAAATATTTTCGTAGTGGCCCCTATGTTTATAAGCTGATTCATTGTTTTCTTGTTTCCTCGTGTATTTTAACAGCGTCAAGCCAATATCTAGGATGTGGTTTCATTAATTCGTTGTATGTAAAATGATCAAGATATCTTAATGAGAATAAATGGGCTGAAATTTCCCGTTCACGATATTCCATTCCTGGTTTTTCATTATGATGACCAACCTCATGCAGAACAGTTTGTGCAAACCAATATTCATCAGGAAATATACCTGACTCAATGTATAAATATGGTGTTATATCATTACACTTTTCTATATTTCCATTTTTATAATATATAGTAATTTCTTGATTAATATGAGCTGCATTATCTGCGGCTGTATAACCACCGACATTAACATTATTCTCTCGTTTAAGATATCTATCACTGAAATAGATTCCAATAATTCCTCGCCAAATTTTTTTTGGAGTAATCTCTTCGATTTTCTTTAAACAAGCTAGAAATTTACATGCCCCATAGACGGGGACACCATGAATAGTTGCGATCTGATTCATATATTCTTCACCCCTTATTGATAAATTTTTATTTAAGGTTTCAAAAACCTTTTGAAATTTTGAATTTCATTACTTTAACCAATCTCTAATTTCTTTAAGTCCCTTGTATAGCTTAACCCATTTGTTATTCTTTTGGATATATTCGATTCCTTTCATCGTAACTGTTGCACATTCGTACATAGGTTCGTCATCTGCATATAGAACCGAATTGCGATCAATCAAGTTTTCTCTTACAGCAAAATTAATGATTTCAATAAATTCTTGGCTATTCAGGTCATAAGTTTGATGGTCGAAACTGTGATTTCCATTTCGCAATTCAACTAATATTGAATATGTAATTTTGTCGCGCTTCATACTAATGAACACCTCACTTAAAAAACTCTTGTCTTATTTTTTAATTATCATACGAAAAGTTACATTATTAACAGATACATCTTGTGTCGAAACAAAATTATTCAACAATCGTTGAGCCTGTATTACCTCAGAAGGTGTACTGAAACCGGTTTCTCTAAACAATTCAATTGATTTATCTTCATACAGTTTATCGGCATTTTTTGTATTATTTACAAAAGCATAGGATATCTGATCGCCATACGGATTAAATTTCTTTGAATCCAATGTAATCGAGTTAATAGTATAAAACTCAATATTTCTTTCGTGGTTTATTCCTCCGAAAGCAAACATACATTTCAAATTATTTTGATTTAATTTCAAACTTTCCAATACCCGTCTGAAACTTTGAAGCCATATAGAGTAGTTTAATTCATTTTTCAAAATAGGAACAATATCCTTCGTTATCATCTCACACAATTCTCTTGTGCCGCCGAAAGCAATAAACGATCTATTTTCGATATTAATAAATTTTTGAAAGTTTTCCTCTATTGGTACATCTTCATAATTCATAACTCTCCCATCACTCATAACAGTTATAAAATTTTCTCTCGCGATTACCGAAATAAAACTCATTTTGCTAGTCACCTCGTAGAGATCGGTATTTTTATAGATGGTAAAAAGCTAACTCATTTCATCTGCTTTCAAAATATTCTATCAATTGATACACTTTTTTGAGATAGGGTATGAATACTTGAATATTCGCAAATACTTGTTCCTTTATGATTGTTTTGCCTGTAGGATGACCTGCATCGTTGCGGTAACTTCTAATCATTTCAAAAACACCAAGTAATACATTATTTAACCCATCTCGAATATCTTTTGGAATTTCATCTTTTATAGTAGTCAGGCTTCTGATAAATTCGTCAAACTGTCGTTTTATTGTTTTGTTATTAAACTTTTCAGTTACAGTCTTTTTCCTTGTCGGATCTGTATGAGAATTTATAAATGCATCTATCAATAGCGAAAGTGCTTTCTCTGACGCACATCCAAGCATTATTGATGATGAAAGTACCAAATTAATATTATATGTTTTCAAGGTTTCGATTAAATAAATAATGATAACAGGGTCAATATTTGGAATATCGTTTCTTAGTCTCGCTAAATAACCTGAAGGATCATGAGGTGCTGGCATTTCTGAGTTCACCATTGAATGACCATATTCCGTTAACTTTAGCCAAGGCCACTCTGTATTGCTTGAGTTTGTACCAATTGTGAGTACCCCTTCGACGATTAAATTCCAAATTATTTCCCTTACATGGTCTTGATCACGATTTTGCAAAACATATCTTCCACCGTAATGAACTGTAATTCCTTGACCTACATCACTTACAATTTGTTTTCTTACCGCTAACTCTGCAACATTGTTACAAACCATAAGATACTGAGACGATGGATTATTCTTAAAAGCTTCTAGTACAAGACTCCTTATTTCACTTATTGAGAAATTTAGAGAATTTATCTGGCTCAAAAATTTTCACTCCTTCTGAACAATGAAAATATTGATACTCTATCATATTTCCTCTGTCATTTTTCTGACCAAATCAATTTTCCAGCAAGGTTCCCCTTTATCACTTATTTCCAAACAAATAGGAATTCTCCAAACTAACACCTCTGTTTCAGCAATGAAGTAAATTTTTGTTCTTATATCTTTTAAGACAAATATTTCTGCTAATGTAACACAATTATCAAAAGGGTATCTTACATGATCAGATACCCCTCCATTTACAATATAATCGTCTCCATATAGTTTGATAAAGCCATCTATAATCTGATTAATTGTATCTTCAAGATAGAAACTTTCGAAAGTTGGAAGATGGAAATTTATGTCGATTCTTTTGTGATAAATTCCCAGTAAATAAAATTTAGTTCTTTCACTTAGTAACGTCCAATAAGCAACATAATCTTTTTTCGTGATCGCATTACGATAATCACTTAGTAGTTGCAATTGGTCATTTGATATTTTTGCTTTATTCAT